GCACCATTTGTGTGCAAGATGCAGTTATTGACGCCAGATGAAGACTCAATCTTGAGCTGCGCGGCAGTTGACTTGATATGTAGAAGATCGCTGGGACTCGTAGTGCCAATCCCTACGTTGCCCGCCGCAGTGATACGAAGTCTTTCTGCATAACCAACACCACCTGGATATCCGTAGAAAGCAAGATCGCCGTTGTTCCCGGACGTGTGTTCAGCCGCAATAATCCAGGCAGTTTCTTTGGTAGCGAGTGCAGTCAAAGCAATAGCGGCACCTTGCCCTGCTGTATTAGTAGTTGCGTTGATCCGAGCCAAGGTATTTGTGTACCCGCCAGTAAATGAACCCCCGCCAGTTCCGTTAATTGTAAATAACTGGCTAGGGCTACTAGTCCCCACACCTACCTTGTCGCCTGCGTTCTTCGGGCTCAGGGTCGTCCCAGTGCGGTCCCAGACGTTGGCCTGAGCACCCGTATCAATCCCGTCGAGCTTCGTCTTGTCAGCAGCACTCATTGCACCGGCTGCTGAAGTCGTCGCATCCGTTATGCCAACAACAGGCCGCTGGGGATCAGTGCTATCAACAGTGATCGGAGCAGTGCCGTTGACAACAACAACGCCTTCAGGACGCTCTGGGGCTATATCCCATTGCGCTCCGTCAAAGATGACCTGCTCGCCACCTTCGACGACTACCCCAACGATGCCATCCCAACCGGGAGTCCCACCTTGAATGACAGTGCCAGCGCCGGTGTTGTAGAGAGTCCAGCCATTGGCAGGATTCAGAGGCGCGTTGTCCGCTGTCAGATCAACAGTGCCCTTGTAGATCAGAGCTCCCGCGAGGTCGATAGCAACTGCATCACGCAGCTCCTGGTCCACGTAAAGACTGAACTCCTCACCTTCATTGAGTTGTTCAGCTGTCAGCAGACTGCTCGCCTGGAAGTCAACGAATGGCTCGTCCGTTGGAGTGATCCTCTGGACCCTCAACTCAGTCGCCACTGGCAGCGGGTTGGTCAGAACAACTGAGGTCCCCTGAGCGTCAAAGTCCCAGTCAGCAGGGCGGGCTAGCTCAACCCATGTCTGTTGGTCATTGATTGATGTTGATACATGTATATGTGCTGGCAGTAGGTATGGGATGGGGTTGCCCGCACTGCTGGTGAGAGCGAAGGTTGTCTGCCCCGCGCTGCCAGTGCCGTAGACGTTTCCGCTGTAGGTGTAGAAAAGAGCCACTGGCCAGCATCAGACCTAATGGCTCAAACATAACGCCGAGTGACTACTTAGAAAACTCCCTGTCTACGCGCTTCTTTCAATAGCTCATCAATTTGAGCAAGATCATTCTCGAAGGACAAATCATTGTTCCTTCGCTTCAGCTTTGTCGATTCAAGCAGCACACGGCGTTGGTACACATTCCGGTTGACAGCTGAATACTCTTCCAGCGCCTGATTCATGTACTGGTTCTTCATCCTGTTGAACTCGTTCTCGATGCCCGTCCTCATCTCGGTCATCGTTCCGTTCTTGTTCTTGATGAATCGCTGCACATCCCCACGCCGGTAGAAGCCATCAATCCACTGACTGAACGTCAGCCCCCCGATGCGGGTGGTCGCCATCCGGGCATTCAGCGCCTGCTGCTCTGCATCAGTCACCTTCAACCCACCAGTGGGCCTGGCTTCCGTGTAGCTCCCCATGATTTCCTGCACCTTGCTCCACGTGCGATCAGCACTTGGAATGCCACGAGGAGCGAAGGGGACTGCCAGTTGAAGCGGGTTAAGACCGGCAGGTCCGCCTCCGTAGTAGCTCGGGATCGGAGCACCGACAATCTGGTCAACCTGTACGGGCTGGCCACTCATCCCGGGCATCCGATCAGCAACCTTGGCAAAGATCAAGCCAAGCCCGTTCTCATGCACAGCCATCACCTCCTCGAATGACGCGCCCTTGTACGCCTTGGCGTATGGGTCGGTCACCTTGTCGATGTAGTTCAACAGTCCCCCGAACGGGGTCTGGGTGGCCACGTAGTTCTGCACGGCCTTGCTCTTGAGCGAGCCCTGCTCGTTGTCACCGAAAGCAGCACCCATCAGGTTGTCGATGCCCTGCAGGAAGCTCGCCTGATACAGGCCGCTGACCATGATCCCCGTGATGGCAAACATGGATGCGTCCTGCTCGTCGCGGGTCATGTACCCGCTGTATTGAGCAACATCAGCAATCATCCGCAGAGTGATCGCCACCGGCTCACCGAAGCGATCGAACGGCACTGCACCGAACGGTGTCATCACTGAGTAGGGAACACGCCCCTCCTCGTTCATTGCCTTCAGCCAGGTCTTCTGCTGATCGCTTGCCTTGCCGCCCTTGGCCCAGCGGCCAGGACCACCGCCAGTGATCTGACCATTCATCACCCCGGCGTAGACCATCGCACCCAGCGATCCGGTCATGGCGATCTGACCAGCAACCCGGAAGCTCTCGCCCGGGTCCTTCATCAGCTCTTCCATGATCCTGATGTGAGCCATGGTCGGCTCGGCCATCGTGATCTTCCCTGCCTTGATCGCAGCACCCAGGCCAGTGGACTCAACAAAGCCCTGCTTGAGGATGTTGAGCGGGGTCCGCACAAAAGGAATGAAGGGCTGCAGCATCGGGAACCGCGAGGTCCCGTTGCTCACCCATTGAGCAAAGCCATTGTTCTCCTGGAACGTTGCCGTGTTGGCCTCGTCTCGGATCTTGTAGGCGTATTCGTACTGGTTCTGCACCGCCCACTTGTCCTTGGGGTCGGGCATGTCCAATCGGAATGCCTTCTCATATTCAGCATCCATGAACTTCTTCAGGGCTGCCTTGTCCGTCAGGTCAACACCTGCCTCAGCTGCTCGCTTCACGCCCTGAGCTGCAACCTCACCGCGAACAACCAGATGCTTCACGAACTCGTCTGAACCCAACAGGATCCGACTCGGCATCCGCGTCACCCGGCCAAGGGTGTCGAACATCTCCGCGTACTGGTCGCCCTGATCAGCGAAGCCACGCTTCGCCATCTGCTCCTGGAAGTTGGCACCGCTAATGGCACGGTTGGCCGCCAGTTCAGTCGTGCCAGTCAACGGGGCATAAATGCTCCGCTCTGACTTGAACGCCTGCCAGCCGAGCTTTGCTCCATCCATCAGGCCCTGGTACATCGCACTCAGGGTTTCGCCTGCCTCTGCCGCGGCCTGTTGCGCTGCCATCTTTCCGGGCAGCCCGGCCATCTCATACATCGAGGCCGTCATGTACTGAGCCATTGGCCTGGCCGCGGCCCAGGTCACAGCAGTCAGGTTGGTGATCGCCGTAGCCGGTGACGACAGCAACCCGTTCACCCACACCTCACGCCATGCATTGCCAGCCATCTCGGCCGTGCCGCTGATACGCATTGCCTGCAACGGGGTGTCAGCGAACTGGACACGCTTGGCAAGCATCACCAGATCGTCGATGGCACCCCGCATGTCCTCGCCCTGCATCTTCCGGGCAATGTCCGTGAAGGCATCACCGAAGGCTTCAGCGGAGCCAGGTGTTGCGCCACTGCGGCGCACTGCTTCCCCAACCTCGGGTGCCATGTTCCGCAGGCCCTGGGCACGGACCGCACGGCCATAGCTCTGGTCCCAGCCCAACACGTAGCCCGAAAACTTGCTGGCGTGTTGCATCTGCTGGGCCAGGAACAACCCCTCAGATGTGGCGTCTTCGCCAGCGTTCACCTTCATCAGGAAGTTGTCTGCGGCCTGGCGAATGCCACCGCCAACGCTCTCGAGATAGGTCTTGGTCACGGCCGCCGCCATGCCCTCGTCCTCTGCCCTGATCTTCCCGAGCTTGCCTTTCTTGGTCAGCCAGCCCTGCTGAACGAAGTAGGCGTTCAACTCGTCCCAGCTCATTGGCAGGACGTTGTTCAGGTACGTCCGGTAGTTGCGTTGCCATTCGGCATCGAACCCCTCGCGTGGCTTGATGTTGTCGTCGATCTCGTTTGCACGATTCAGGATCTGACCGAGGAGTCCACCCCGGTCGTTCTCTTCAGTGCGCTGAATGAAACGGGGTTTCCCGTAGGGAGAGCAGATAGCCATGATCGTCAGTCGAGGAAGTCACAGATCTCGCCCTTACGGAGGAATTGCTCCGCGTCAGACGCAACATCAGCAGCGAACTGCTGGGCTCTTGCCTCAGGGGCAATGAGCTTGGTAGCGGTGTCGAGCTTGTCCGCCAGGTTCCGAAGCACCCGCAGACGATTGGGCTCGATCTCCCCGGTCTGCATCAGGGCCTTGAACCCGTCCTGCAGATCGAGCATGTCCTGATGGCTGAACTCGAAGGTCCGCTTGCCAACGCCGAACTGATCCCAGAACGGTTTGAACTCGGGGTAACGAGTCAGCTCATTGATCTGAGCTTTGGTCAGGGTGACTTTGCCCATCACGTCAGGACTGCGGACAGGGGCACCGCCAACCTCGATCACCTGGCCGGCGTTCTCGGTCAGCTGTTGACGTGCCCGGTTGACCAGGGCCTGGCGGTCAGCAGCCAGCTGTTGATCAGCCAACTTCTGAGCAGCCCGCTTGGTTGAGGCACGGCCGATGGGGTCACCGTCGTCGCCAATGACCTCCCAGCCGCGGCCGGTTTCAGCCTTGCGGACCTCGAGGCCAGGGATCCGATCGAGGTCTTCCCCGAGCATTTCCCGGACAACCTCAACGTCGCTGAGCTCGCCCTTCATCGCCTGTTGAGTGGACTCAATCAGGCGCATCTCCTCGCCAAGGTCGTACTCAACGAGATCCTTGGTTGCCTTCGCCGCGTTCTGCTCAGCGTTAGCCAGGGCTGGGTCAGCCAGCTCGGCCTCCGCCAGCTTCAACGACTGGGCCTGGTCGATCTCCAGCGGCTGCTCCTGCTGTGCAGCGCGGAAGCTTTCGCCAACGTCCACCGGGGTTTCGGTGAGCGCCTCGTCGAACTGCTGAACATCAACAGCCTCATCGAGTGCCTCAGCCTTGCGGGTCAGCAGCTGACCTTGATCCAGCTCTCGCGCAACGCTGCGCTTGAGCACGATGTTCATCGTGGCCGGATCAACCTCAGCCCAGCCCTCCATGAGGCCCTGGTTGTAAAGGTCGTTGCGCCAGATGGAGTCAACGCCGTTCTCCATGCCAAGCCCGTTAAAGCTGGCTGGGTTGTCGAGCAGGTACTGAACCTTGTCGGTGCGAGCCTCAGGCATAAGGCGCTTGACCATCCGGGTCAGCTCCTCAGCGTTCTCGCCGCCTGATGCGTAGAGGTCTTGATAGAACGCCTGGCGAATCTGCTGCGGCGTGAAGACCGGGGAGTTAGCCCGAGCGCGGACTGAAGGCTGGGCAGCCTCGAGCCCCATCAACGACTCCTGCACCCGGGGGTCAAGCTCGCCCTCAGGCATCCGAGCTTTCTCCTCAAGCCATGCCTTGTACGCCCGGGTGTCATCCGGGGTTGGCATTGCCCCCTGATTGGCGAACTGTTCCGCCACCGCATTGCCACCAGCAGAAGGTGGCATCACGTCAGGCTCCGGCTGCTTGGGAGCACGGCTCTGCAGCCACTCCTGGTACAGCGGGTCGTCATTCAAAGGAGAGGCCAAGCCCTCCATCTGTGCCAAGCGGTTCTGGACAGGGCTGTCCATTTGCGGCAAGTCGGCTGCCGCCCTGGCCTGCACCTGCACATCACTCAACCGAGCGAGCGCACCACCCCGTGACCATGGATCCATCCCAGGGTCGCCCTGGGGCAATGGCCGCTGGGGATCCAGAAGGTTGTAACCACCGCCAGCGAACTCAGTGCCGCCCCGGGCGAAGGTCTGCAGCTGACCGCCGAGACCATCGCCAATGTCCTGGGATCGCTCAGCGAATGCCTCAAGGATCTTGCCCTTCATCCCAGGGCCAGCAGCCTTGTAGTTCTCCGCGAAGCGGAACACCCGCCACATATCGAAGACACCGTTCAAGAGACCGCCCATCGCGGTGCCCTCGATCATTTGCTTCGCCTTACGGGTCAGCGCGTCGTCCTCAGCTGCTGTCGCCAGCGGTGAACCAACTGCCTGCAGGAACGGGCTGTTGGTCATCGCCAACATGTCCGAGAACGTCTCGTCCGACAGCTGGTCACCTTCGCCAGCTGCGTTCCAGGCAACGAAGGCATCCCATGCCAACGCCTGACCAACGGTCTGGATCTTGGCTTTGTTCGACAGCTTGCTGAGGTTGGTCAGCGCCGCAGTCGAGGTCTTCACCGAGTCCATCCAGGACTTGACCCCGGTCAGGTTCTTCCCGGCGTTGATCCCCTTGGCAACGTCGTCATAGGTGGCATAAAGCCACGGGGTCTTGGTCAGGTTGTTGGCGAAACCTGCCGCCTTCCCCTTGGGCAATGCACCCTTCAGGCTGGTCAGCGCCTTCAGTGCATCACTGGTCCCGTCAACCGTGCGGAATGCATCGGCCGCGGCGTCCAGTCCTTTGACACCCTTGAGGCCCTTGCTGGCAACACCGCCAACAACAGGTGCCTTGCTCAACACCTTGAGCGGAGTCAGTGCCCCCTGGATTGCAAGCTTGGGCAGCGTCAGCAGTGCAACGCCCATCCGAATAATCGGACGAGCTGCCATGCCGACCTGGGTCTCGGGCTCCAGCGCATTAAGCCGGTACTGCGTCCAGGGGTTGTCCGAGTCGTCCATGAAATGGCCGCCCTCGTTGAAGCTCTTCCCCTGCGCGAGGTTGCCGAGCCCAACCGCTGTGTCCCCGATGTAGGACGCCAGGTCCAGGTAGTCAGTGGCCAGCGCACCACCGGAGTTGAGAACCTGACGGCCAACCTCCGTGATCGCCTGACCAGGGCTCTGAGCAATGAATGGCTTCTGCTCAACTGGCTTGGCCAGCGCCTCCTCGTCCTGCACCCCCTGGGCCTGGAACAGCTGCTGGCTCTGCTCAAGCGGGCTCTGGCCCGGCTGACGCAGCATCTGCTGGTTTGCCTTCTGCAAAGGCTGCAACGGGTCCTCATAAACCCACTGCCCTGTTTGTTCGTCGTAGGTAGCTGGCATCAGACGCGCCTCTTGTAATCGAAGGTGCCCGCCCTGCTCCGCTGATCAGCGAACAGACGGCTGTAGCTGTTCCCGAAGCCAGGAGCATCGAGACGATTGGTCCCAGGGATGAAGAACGAATCAGCCCTTGCTTTTGCAATGGCCTCGATCGTCAGCCCCTGTTTCACCAGTTGCGGGATCCGTTTGATGAAGTCCCCCACCGCAGCAGGGGCCTGCACCCGCAGATCCATCACGTTGAACATCAGGCGGTTGAAACCGACCGTTCCGGGTTTCACGCCGAGCTGCACCAGGAACGGCTGGGCAACAGTGGCCGTGCCTGTCAGCAGGCCAGCCCAACGACGATCCGATGTGCCCGGGGTTCCACCCTGCTGACCACTGACGGTCCCCACGTTCCGCTTCCCGTTACCGGGATCGGTGTGGCCGTAGTACGCCTGGGTGTAACCACCGTTGGCGGTACGGGTGCCCTCGTTAATGCCGATCGCAATGAAGAACGGGTTCTTGTCGTTCTTGATCGCAACCGGCACCGCCGCGGCCTTGGCCTGATAGTTGGCCTGGGGCAACACAGGGGTGTCGAGTGTTGGCCGCTGGTTGGTACGGGCCAACTTGGCCAGCACCGCCAGGTTCTCCATTCCCGGCATGTCCATCTCCGATGCATTGGCAGGAGAAACACCGGCGAGAGCGTTCAGGGTTTGGCCAATCCAGTTGGCGGCAACCTGTGTGCCACCGGACTGGGGCTGGGCCGACGACACCTGACGGTTGCGCTGTTGCTCCTGCTCGCTCCCCCCAAAGAAGGGAATGCTTTCGACGAAGTTCCTGAACCGATCGTCCAGTCCCCGAGCGCCATCACGCACAGGACCCGGAGCTAACTCACCCAGCTGCTGACCTTCCGGTCGGCCGAGCTGCTGATTAGCCCGCTGGGTCATCTGCCGATAGGTCTCGGCCGGCCGGGTAAAGACCTTCTGCTTTGCTCCTTTGCCGTTGTCCTCCGTCACGGAGTCCATCTGCTGCAGGAAGAACTTCTGCACCCCCAGATAGGTATCGGGATAGCCGGCAGCAACTGCCTGCTTCCGCAACTCGGCAGGGAACACCTCGCGGATGGGCTTGCCGCCATTGGCGACAAGGTTCCGCTGCACCGTGCTCAACATTCCGGTGACCCGCTCAGCCGGGGACAACGGCTTGTCGGCCTGCTTGCCGTAGTTCGCCAGCTGTTCCTGGGTGTACTCCTCAAGGTTTTTCTTGAAGAGTGCGTTCACCCCGTCCTTATCCAGTGCCGGCTCACCGGCCTCAGCGCGACGCTGCAGCTCCTGCTGAGTCCGCTCCTTGGCGGTGATGATCGCGCTGCGAGTTGCCTGCTCGGGCGACTGAATCGTGGTGCCCTGGGCCAGGCGACCAGCGGCCAATGCATTGGACTGGGCCAACGCAATGTCCTCACCGGCCTGTGTGGCCTCAAGGCTGTTGTAACTGGCAGCCCCAGAGATCAACGTGTCGTTGCTCGTGGGGTTTTGGATCTGGCCCGCCAGCTGCAGCTTCTGCTCGATCGTCAACCCTGAGTTGAGGATCGCGTTCTTCTGCTGCTCCCAGCTCACGCCGGGCTTCTCCATATCAATACGGAGAAGAGCCATCTCCTCTTTCTGCGCCCGAGTCGGCTGATTGGCGTACTCGGAAAGCCCGTTCAGGGTTCCGATGGCACTAGCCAGCTGCCTGGGATCGTTGAACAGCTGCGGTAGCAACTGCTCTGCCTGTGCCCGGGCACCATCGGTGTCGCCCCGGAGCGCCTGCTGAAAGATCGGCATGGCGTTCTCCCACGCCTGAGCCTCCTGCGCCTTTTCGATAACAGGCTGCAGCTTGAACTCCAGCTCCGATAGAGCCGTTCCGATCGTCTTGCCGTCCTTCAGGGCAACATCAGACAGCTTCTGACCGTTGGCCAGTCGAACGTCCAGGCCACTGAGCGTCTGCATCGTGGTCAGCAGTTGCTGCCCCTGCTGCAGGTCGGCAAGTTCGCCACCAGCAATCGCTGCTGAATAGGCGTTGCTGAACCCAGCCATCAGGATCTGGCCTGCCTCCTGTGGAGTGCGGGCCTGCTGCAGCATCTCGATCGCTTTCGAGAACCACTCGCCAGTTCTCTGCTGCGCTTCCTGCGGGTTATTCAGCGCCGCTGGCGTGTTCAGGTTGGTGCTCAGCTGAATCAGCTGTGCTCCAAAGCCATTCGACAGCGTGGCGTTCTGATCAGTGAACTGCTCAGCAGCACGAAGCTTTTCGAGCTGACCCTTTGCGCCGGACTCCGCCAGCATCATCTTGTCCACCTGCTGCCCCAGGTACGGAGCAGGGATGTACTCAAAGCCGGAAGCCTTGGCAGCCTCCGCCTTGATCTTGGCTAGCTCAGCGGCGCGGGCTTCCTCTGAGCTGTACGGGCTCTTGAGGATCCCGTTGGTCTGAGTACGAGCCAGCAGGGTGTCGTTGTACTGGCTAACAGAGGCAGTGGCCGCGGCCTCGTTGACCAAGTTCTGGGTCTGAGGCCGGAAGCTACTGATCCAATCGCGGGCCTCTTGATCACCCTTGCGATAGGCGTCGAGCATCTCGGGTTGAGATGCGACCTTGCCCAGCTCTTCCTGGACTTGATCTTTGACGTAGAGCTTTGCTGCCTTAACTCCTACGTCGCCAACTTGCTTGAGCAGACTGGCGATCTCAGCGAAAGGCTTACCAGCATTAATCCCCGCAACTTCGGGGCTGCTCATGTCAATGAAACGGCCGCTGGGGCCGACGTTGACCTGCTGCGAGTTTGAGGCTTGCAGCTGGTTTGGCTTACTGGGAGTGAATAGCGCCTGGACTGGGCTGACCCCAGGCCGGCCGTATGAAGCGGTCACTTCTTACCGCCGCCCTTGCAGCCTGGCTTGCCCTTGGATTTGCCCATTGCTTGACTAGTGTCAACTGATCAAAGGGTATCTCTATGTCACGCGCTTCGGAAGACTTATTGGCTCAACTGCACGGGATGGTTGGTAGAGAGCTGCTTGAGCAATTAAATGCAGAAGATCCACGCGAGAGACTTGCTGCAGTTGATCGTGCAATGAGGTTCCTGAAGGACAACAGCATCACATCAACTGTCGATGCATCCGTACCGTTGCGTGACATTCAAGCGTCGATGCCAACAGCTGAGGAGCTCGAGCGCCTCATGACCATGACCCCCGACTGATGAGGAGTGGGACCAGAGGGAATTGAACCCTCACCCCCTAACGGGGAACGCATTTTAAGTGCGGCGCGTCTACCAGTTCCGCCATGGTCCCTCCACTGCATCTTGTCAGATCCACGATGCAGTGCTCACATCAGAAGCACGTGCTTGCTCAAGCGACATACCAAGGGCCATCCGTTGAGCGTCCATGACCACGTGGCCCAGGTCGTCCTCGAACATCGCCTCCAGCAGTTCCGTTGACCGGGCCTGGCGTTGCACCATCTGGTCCTGAGCTGCCTGCTCCTGGAACCAGGCCACCGCCATGGCCACAGCATCAATGCGGTCATCGTGCAGCAGGCTGCCCCGGTCATGGGTCAACCGGGTCATTTGATAGAAGAGCGAGTAGCTGGCACTGCGCTCGTCCGCTGCCCGCTTGATCAGGTCCGCGTCGTTCTCCACCACGCGCCGATCCACCACCATCCGGTGGGTCTGCAGCACCGGAGCCAACGTGTCGATGATCCGCAGCTCTTTCCTCTGGTTGGAGCGGATCGGCTCAATCCGACACTGCGCTCCCTCCTTCACCAGGAAGTTTTTCAGCAGTTGGCTGTACACCTCTAGGCCGCCGAAATTGGTCTCCACCAGGATCTCGTTGACCCCGAACTTCTTCGCGGTCTTCGCTATCTGCACCCACAAGTTCTCGCCAACGCCCCCCAGACGACCACCTGACTCCATCAGGTAGTAGTTGCCAGCCCATGCTTTAACGACGGCCCAGGCGAACTCGTCAGCTCCCCCGCCCGAAGGATCGAGGGCCATGACGGTGGGCACTTCCTCCGATCGGATGCTGCCGTCCATTCGGGACGGGCGGTAGAAGACCGGATCGTGCGCCATGCCCACGCAGGGCAGGTCATCGAGCTGGGTGTACCGGGCCTTTTCGTAGACCACAACCTCAGGCAGGTGCTGGTCCAGGCTCGTCACCATCAGGTCTCCACAACGCAGTGGATACCGCTCCACATCGGAGAGGGTGGCGTCGAGTAGGAACTGCAGCCGCCACTGCATCGGGCTCATGCTCAGCTCCCGCTGCATCAGCTCCTCTTCGCTGAAGCGGGTGTCCGTTGGCCGGCCATCGGCAATGCCAACCCGGTTCTGAATCAACGGAGCCAGAGCTCCTTTGTACGGAGTGACATCCGACGGCACCCGCGCCGGCCACATCCTGAGCTGGTAATTAAGGTCCCGCTGCAGGGCGAAGTAGATCGAGTCCGTGCTGCTGTGGGGTGTGCCCAGGTAGACGATCTCGGGTTGATCACCCGGCTTGAGGATGGCCTCCAGTTCGTTCAGGGCATTCCGCAGCTTCTCTCGCTGCACCTGAGACAGACAGGTCTGCGGGGTTTCGCAGTCGTCAACCAGGATCGTGCTGGCACGAGAACCAGTGATCTGACCTGTGATTCCCGCAGCGCGGACACTTGGGCTCTGCTCGATGTGAGCGCAGGTGCCAACGTCGAAGTTGATCTTGGAATAGCGCCCGTCATGGCTATCGGGCTGCATGTGCTTCAGCCATGGCACCCGGCTGATGGTCTGCAGCAGCCAAGCCGTCATGGCCTCTGAGCGACTCATCGACGCCGAGATGATCAAGCACTTCTCATCGGGATCGTGATACAGCTTCCACAGCAGATACATGGCTGCGAGAGTGCTCTTGCCGCAGCCACGGAATGCAGCAATCACCCTGCGCTTGGGACCCTTCTCTAGGTACTCAGCAAGCTGTAGCTGAACAGGTGTTGGCGCATCCGCCATGCTCAACTCCCTCATCAACATGGTGATGAACTGAGGGAGTGGAATCTGTTGGCTCATTAAAAAAGCCCCGGTTTCCCGAGGCTACTGACACATGTCAACTAAAGGTGCGGGTTGCCTCGCTGCCCATAACTTGTCAGCCTGCAACTGTTGCCACACCGACTGATGCTGGACGAAAAGGGCTTCCGCAACTTCTTCCTCTTCTACGAAGACGAACCTCAACAACGCACTGCTGTTGAGATCCTGCGTCAGCTGATCCTCGAAGACGCACCACATCTCCTTGAACCTGACTCCCCCTGGGTTCAGAAGTACCGCGAAGAGGCACCCCCTGCCCCAAAGCCCCATGGCTGTCTGGTCACATCAGACCTCATGAGTCGTCTGACTGGTTTCGACGCCGAGTCGTTCGGGGACGATTTCTGCGACGACTTCAACCAAATGCTCGAGGCAACCGGGTTCGATCAGGACGTGGACGCCTTCCGCATGTTGATGGCGAACCTACTCGTCGAGTCAGGGCGATTCATATATATGAAAGAAATCGACCCGGGTTACTACCTCGAGGGGCGTAGCGACCTGGGCAACACACAACCCGGGGATGGCCCACGCTTCCGTGGCTGCGGCCCCCTGCAGGTGACCGGACGCACCCACCACACACGGTTCCAGAAATGGCTTAAAGCTGAGCGTGGCATCTGGGCACCTGAGATCACAACCATCGGCACCGACTGGACTGCTGATCACTACCCGTTCCAGATCGCTATCAGCTGGATCCAAGGTGCAAACCTGCTACGGGTCTGTCAGCAGGACGGCTTCGACGCCTGCTGCAAACGCATCAACGGTGGCTGGAACGGCATTGAAGAGCGCCGCGCCATGTACGAACTCTGCAAGCGAGAGATCAACTGAACAAATTGAAAAGCCCCCTTGGCAAGGGGGCGTTGTCGTGGCGGCTGCTGATTGAGCGGGACCTGTTACCCTGCCGCTGCCAGGTCGGTCCTGCCCGTAAGGATGGACGCCGTGCAAAGGCGGAATCGGAGGCCTGGTCCTACTCCGCCTCCACGGTGAAGGTGGCCATGTCGATACCGGTCGGCGGGTTCGAGCTGGATGCCAGCTTGAAGATCTCACCGATGCGTTCCTGCATGAGCTGGAACCGCTGCACGTCATCCCGGCAGGAGACGATACCGAGATCAAACGCCCGCATCTCAGCCAGGTACTGCGTTCCCTTGATGCCCGAAAGCTTCTTGAGGAAGGTCAGCAGTTTCTGAGATGACTGCAGCACCTCGTTGATGGCGAACGAGTATTCGCGGACGTAGCCCTTGATCTCATCCTGCTCGGCGGCTTCCTTCCGGCGGATCTCAGCAGCGATGCGTTCCTGCTCGTTCCGAGCGTTGATGTCCTCTCTCCGTTCCCGGATGTCGGCCATCATCTTCTGGAACTCCTTGGCCTCCTTCTCGTTCTTCTTGCTGGTGGCAGCGCGAACGCTGGCATCAACAGTGGGACGGGAAGGGAGCTTGACCGTCTCACCCTTGCCAAGGGTCTCTGTTTGTGAAGCGGCCAGCACCTGCCGCGACCAGTTCCGAGATGGCGGGACAGGACGGTTCAGGTGGTCGTACTGCCGATCCGAAGGCAGGGCATCCCAACAGTCAGCCCAAGCATTGACCGCGTCTACCTGCTCTACAGCGGGCAGGTAAGGGCTGGAGTCAAAGGCACCTGTTCGCTCGATCTGAGCCCGGAACGCCGGAGCGAAGCCAGACAAGTCTCGGCCTGGGCCACGGCCCAGGCCGACCCGCGCAAGAAGGCCACGGAACGGTGCCACCTGGGCTTCGCACGCTGGAAGAGGAAGCTCGGGGCCGACCGCCTGGCTGTTCCGATAATTGATGGCATCAGCCAGACACCCCGTGGCCACGAGGTAGCTGTAAGTGTCCTTGCTGATCGGCTCACCCTCGATGCGGAACTGGCGCACCAGGTCCACATAGGTCACCCAGTCCCGAGGGATCTTCGACAGCTGCGCCGCCGTGTACCCCTCGATGCCGTCGATCTCGTTCCAGAAGTTGTCGTAGGTCCACTCGCCTGTCCAGCGGATGGCCTCCAGTTCACGCACGGCATCAACCTTGTTGAAGAAGGCAGAGCCGAGCAGAGCTGTGACCTTGTTGCACTGTTCATCGAGGGCCTGCTGCCGCTCGTTGCTGAGCACCTCGTCAATGACGTGAGGTGCGTTGGAAACAATGGATTGCGTCATGGCTTAGTTCCTCCTCAGTTACCAGCGTTGAGAAGCTGAGCCTGTTCATGAGCGCCGAGATAAGCGGCAGCCTTGCCAGGCAGCACCGGGGTCTGGCCGGACTGACGGATGCTCTGCACGTCCTCGCTCAGGTTCTGCAGCACCTTCTCGATCTTCTGAACATGGGCGTCCACCCGCTCGCACTTGGTTGCGATGGACTCGTTGGTGACGAGGAACAAGCGCTCACCGCTGTGCTCGATCTTGAGCTTGAGGCCATCCATCACCCACTTGCGAGCCTTGGCCATCTGCTGGTAGGCGGTGTCAACGCCGATGCCGCAGGCTTGGCCGATCTGCTCATAAGTGGTGTCGCGGCCTTCGTGCTCAAACACGATCAGGCACTTCATGACGGCGTTAGGACCGTCGCCACGCTTGGTTACGTCGGGGTACTTCTCCATCAGGGCCTTGCTGATACCAAAGGAATCGGCAAGGAGAGCAGCGGTTTGCTCAGAGGTGAGGCCGATGAACTCGACGGGGCGCTTGGACTCACCGCCAAAGAACTGGGAAAAATCGAACATGGATTGAAAGC